TCTAAGGCTAAGGCTGAAGCACTTGAGGGACAGGTAACCACGTTTGAAAATCAGGCGAAGGATTACGACAAGCAACTCAAGGAGCTTAAAAAAGCAGCCGAAGGCAATGGCGATTTAGTGAAACAGATTGAGACTTTACAAAAGAGCAACAAAGACCAAAAGGATTCTTTTGATCTAGAGAAAGAAGCACTAGCGAAAAAAGAAGTTGCACTTAAAAAAGCCTTCACACTAAAGGAACATTTATTAGATGCCGGAGTGGGTGACGTAACGGCTAGAGAACTTCTTTCCAAAAACTTCGACATTGATAAAATCGAAGTCGGGGATGATGGGAAGATAAAAGGATTCGATGACTTACTAAAACCCATTAAGGAGAACAAAGCATTTGAGGGATTCTTCGGTACTGTTGAATCTAAGGGACAGTTCCACAAACAAGGTGAAGATAATCTTGATGGAGAGTTCTACACTCGTGAACAATTAAAATCAATGACTCCTGAGCAGGTTGCCGACAATATTGAAAAAGTTGACAAATCAATGGCAGCATTAAAATAATTAAGGAGTAAAGAAATTATGGCAATTCAGAATTTTATTAAAACAGTATGGGAAGGAAAACTAATAGTAGCTTTAAGAAAAGCTCATGTTTTCGCTTCCGTAGCAAACCGAAATTATCAAGGACAATTAAACGCCCTCGGTGACAAGGTAAAAATAGTCCAAGTAGCTGATGTAACGATTAACGCATACACGGCATCATCTAATTTGTCACGTCAAGTAATGCAAGATGCAGCTACCGAGTTAGTTGCAGATCAACCTTACTATTTTAATTTTGACGTAAATGATGTTGATGCGGTACAGCAAAAAACTGAAATCTTAACACAGACAACTGATAACGCTGCTTATGGTTTTAGAGATACGGCAGATTCATATTTCGCAGGTCTTTATGGCTCGGCAGGTTTAACAAGTTATTCAACCGGGACAACTCCCTGGGATGTAACTTCATTAAATGTTGAGGACGTTCTTTTAGACATTCAAGAAAAAATGGCTCGTGTACCTTTGAACGGCAGATTTATAATTTGTCCACAATGGTTCCATAGCAAATTAGTCTTAGCCGGTTTAACCACAAAAGCAGACAACAACGCAATTTTCCAAAATGGTAGAGTGGATCATCTTTATGGTTTCGATATTCTTTTATCTGAGAACGTAAGTGCATCCACAGGCACACCTACATGGGATCAGACAAGAATCATGGCTGGTGTACGTGGTCAATCATTATCATTTGCTGATGCTATTTTGAATATCGAAGCATTCAGACCAGAAGATAGATTTGAAGACGCTGTTAAGGGTCTATACGTGTTTGGCGGCAAGATTCTAAGACCTGACATGACACTTACCGCATATTGCGACAAAACAGCAGAATCAGCATAAGGAGGCTAATATGTTAAGAGGTGAATATTTAAAAATGTTACATACAACTTGGAAAGCAAGGGCTTTGCCAGGTGCTGGCAATGTCTATTATGCAATTCAATCTACGGAAGCATTCTATGATGATTTTTATACAGATAATTATAAACTTTATACTGATGGGACTTACAGCATTTACAACACTATCCAAGGTGCGATTGACGCTTGCACCGCTAATCGTGGTGATATTGTATCTGTCATTGGTGAGTGGACGGTAACTACAGCAGTCGTTCTTAATAAGTGGGGAACGAGTCTTATCGGTGCAACTAATTGGAATAATATAACTGGCGGTGGAAATTCAAATATTACTAATGCAACAGCGGCTGGTGCTTGTGTTAATGTAACCAAAGCAAAATGCCATGTAGAGAATCTTGTTCTTTATTTTAATGGAACTGGAGATACTTTTGGTATTAACTTCACAGGTTCGGCACCTTCACAGACGGTTGTTAGAAATGTTGAATGCGTGAAGAATGGCGGAGATAGTGCTGCTGGTATTGGCATTCACTTCGGTACAGTACCGACCAGATCAATATTTGAAAACATCAAGATTACAGGTGCTACTAGAAACACATTGTCAATGGCTTATGGCATTGAAGGCAGTGGATACTCTAATGTTTATAAGAACATTTTAGTTTCAAATGCAACGGTAGGTATTAATCTAGATACTTATGGGGATTTATTCGATCATATTATAATTGCCCCTACTTGCGTAACCGGATTAGTTCTTACAGGTACTGATGCAGGTCAATCTATGGTCGTTGATTCTTACGATATGGCGGCGTCGGCTGGAAGTATTTCCGCTATCATATCTGGAAGCTATAGCACAGGATTAACAGTACTTTCATAACTGGATAGAATGGAAAAATGAAAATACAAACACAAGAATTAGTTAAATATTAATTAGGAGAATAGAAATATGGGACATACAGCAACAGCAACAATCACAGCAACAGCATTAGTTAAGAACACTCCAAGCTCGTCTTTCGTAGCTTCGGGCGGGACTGCTTTTACTGATGCTTCAACTTTAGAGGTGGCTTATCCTAGAGAGGGTAAACTACTTTTGATAATTAACAGTACTTATGCAGGTTCGAATACAGCGATGGTTGATGCCGGTGAATTTTTAGGAAGTGGCATCGGTGACATTACTGTTACCACTGCACAGAATGGAGTTTACTATGTAGTAGTTGACAGTATTAGAACTAAAGACTTTGACGGAATGGTTAATATTACTTTTGGAACAAGTAACACCGGATTCTGTCACGCATTTTCATTGCCTTATTAATTAATTGCCGGGGCAATACCCGGCTCAATTTAGAGGATTATATGTCATTAGTAAAATGTAAGTATTGTCATCAACGGGTGAGACCAAGATCATTAAATGTCCATGAACAGCGTTGCCCAAAAAGACGGAAGATGTTGAAGCAAGAACATAATCAATCGATAACACAAACATACGAATATAGAGTTGAGACATTATCGGTAATCCCAGGCATAGTGGCTGAATCTTTCGATGTAACTACTATGTCGGACATCAGATTCAATGACTTAATTTACCGGCTTGAGGTTTTACAAAAAGACAAAGATGAAAAAGAAAAACAGCTTGAATTGAAAAAGCAAGCCGACAATGATGAAGAGGCACGAATTAAAACCGAAGCTGAAATTTTGGAAAAGAAGAATCAGGCTCGAATGAAGAAAGAGGAATCAATTCGCAGGCGTCAGGCTAAAGAAGCTGCCAAAAACGAAAATAACATTAATATGAAAAAAGTGGCACTTGAAAAATCCTTTATCGACAAACGTGAAGAAGCTAACTCGAAAATAAAGACGCACGAACAAGTGATAAAAGAAGATATCGAGAAGCTTAATTCCTTAATAACCGAGTCAATAGATTCAATTCCAAAAAAAGAAGCCAAGCCGGTAAAGAAAAAAGGAAGACCTAAGAAAAAGGTGGAGGAGTAGTATGGCGATTATAACACTTGAAAAAGCAAAAGAAATACTCCAAATCCCAACGGCGACAACAACGTATGACGATTTAATTACTTCGCTTATTCCGATAGTTCAAAAAGCAGTTGTGAGATATTGCAGAAATTCCTTTGTGAACGCAAACATACAGTATGGTAATAGCACGTTTGCTTTTGTAAATGGAACACCGGCAACTATCACGGATTCGGATGAGCAATTTGTGGAAGAGTTATTCGTTGCGGGTGATTACAAAATTCAAGGGTCTTTGTTGAATGATAAGATAGTGGAGATTGACACAGTAGCGGTAGGAACATTAACACTTGATTCAACGGAAACACTGGTAGCGGAAGATGAAGCTGAGTTCGTTTATTTAACTAAAGTTGAATTTCCCGAAGATATACAATTCCATGTAGCCATGTTGATTAAGTGGTATATGACAACTCAAGGTAAACAAGTAAAAAGCGAATCCTTGCCCGGTGGTTACTCTGTGACTTTTATGAGTCCAACGGAAATAATGCAACCGTTTAATTTATACAGGAAACCATACGCATGATGGCGGACTATTACAAAACGTTATCCAAGAGAGTTATTACTAGAACTGGAGACAGTCAAGGTGGCTTTACTGAGACACTTACAGACACTGACTTCGAGGGATTTATAGCTGTGCTTTCGGGTAACGAATTGGTTAGGAGAGAACAAATGGGTTTGGGTGCGGTTGCTCAATTAAACACTGATGACACAATATCTGTTAAAGATAGGATAGTGGATGTAACGGGATATTTTTCACAAGCGGGGACTGTTTTCGAGGTGGTCTATGCTTACACAAATCCTTTTTCAACATATTATGATTTGAAAATTATATGAATAAATACGGTAGAAAATATTTAGCAAAGTTCGATAGGGGCGTTGAGGATAGCTTAAAAGTTCTCGGTGCTCAGATGGTTACATGGGCTGATTATCTCTGTCCGAAGATTAGCAAAAATCTTGCCAATAGTCTGACTTATTCCACGAGTACATTCTCAAGTGACGTTAAACAACCCACTGAAGGCGAATCATTAGAGAAACCAGGTAAGGGTGTTGTGAGATACGGTTCAAGTGTGGTCTACGCTCCGAGAGTTGAGTACGGATTTAGCGGTCAAGATTCTTTGGGCAGATCATTTAATCAACCGGGTACACCTTTTTTAAGGGGAGCTTTGTTAAGTCACAAAAAACAGATAGGCAAATTATTTGCTAGACTAATGAGAGGAGCTATGAAATGACGGCTCACTCGGAATTAAAAACAGCATTGTTAAATAAACTGATTTCCAGTTCTACATTTAGAACGAATATTGGTGGTGCTCCGGTTAATATAACAGGTGCAACGGGAACGAGTACGATAACAATAACGGCGGCGGGTCACGGACATTCGGTGGGTGATTTAGTCCGCATTCAAAACGTGGTTGGTATGACGGACATCAATGGATATTTCTACGTTGGTACTGTAACTACAAATACGTTCACAATTACTAAGGCGACTACTCAGACTTATGGATCAGGCGGGACAAGTTATCGTATGACTGTTTTTTACGCAAGAGCTTTACAGGGGATTGCGTTTCCTTATTGTGTTTTCTCATTCTACACGGATAATCATTCTTTTGATTCGGGTAATGAATGGGAAGAGGTTTATATCCAGTTTTCTCTATTTGATAACAATTCGAGTAGTGGCGATATAAGCACATTGGAAAGCAATCTTATTGATTTACTGGATGGAGCAACATTAACATTCACAAATTACACACAGATAAGTTTAACAAGATTAAGCAAGCGACATTCAATTGATGAAGATAACATATGGCAGACAATTATTGAATATCGGATTGAAATGGAAAAAAATTAGGAGAATAATAAAATGGCAAAAATATCGGGAGCCTTAGGAACTGCGACAATCGGTAGTGAGTTTTACATTACCGGCTGGACAATAGAAATCGTGGGTGAGGCAATAGACGTTACTGATTCGAGTGATACAACTTGGAAGACATTTATTCCGAGTGGGTTTACTTCATGGTCGGGAACTTTTGAAGGATTCCAAGAAACCGGAACGGCAGACCCTACGGCTGGATCGACGGCAGCAGAATTGACATTGGAACTAGATGCGTCAAGGAATTATGTTGGCAATGCAATAATCACATTGATTGGAACAAGTCTGAGCGTAGCGGGTGCGGAAGCCGTAACTAAGACCTATGCTTTTCAAGGTACGGGTTCATTACTATTAACTAACGCATAGGAGAATATCATGTCAAAAATTAGTGGACAAAGTGGGATTGTTTTCTTAGATGCAGCGGCTACTATTAGCGGGGCATCGGGAACGACTACGATCACAATTGATTTTACAGGCGTACATGGGTTAATAGCTAAAGACCGAATTTACATAGCTGATGCAGTTGGTATGACTGATATTAATGGATATCATACAGTGGTAAGCGCACCGGACACCGACACAATAACTATTCTTATTGACGAGACTGCCCAAACATGGTCGAGTGGTGGAACGGCTCAACAAATAATCGATATAACGGGTTGGTCATTGGAAGAAACAGCCGAAGCAATAGACGTTACTGATTCAAGCAATACGACATGGAAGGCGTTTCTCGCAAGTGGATTCACATCGGCAACGGGTACGGTTGAAGGATTCCTTTTAACTGGTGCTAACAAACCGGCTCTCGGAACTTCTCTCACGGTTAAGTTCGATATGGATGGGAGTAATTATTATTCCGGCAGTGGTATCTTCACAAGTGATGCAACGGTGGTTAATATACCAGGTACTGAGGCTATACAGGTAACCTATAACGTACAAATGACTGGAACAGTAACACCAACATTCGCATAAAATCGAGGATGGAATGCGTAAAAGTAAAGAAGTAGAATTACTAAAAATGAAGGTAACTATTTTCGAGAGGAACGCACAAGAGGCGATGGATTTGGGCGCGTTTATTGAAGGAAAGAAGCTTGACAGAAAATTAAGCAACTTTGTTAATGCTAGTGTATTGCATGACTCATTAGATTACTTTATAAGAGATTGTAACTTCTGGAAACGAATAAAATTAAAACGATTATTTAGTATAAGAAATTTAATTAAACGTTTATGTGAAAGTGAATTGCTTGACTACGCTTCAGAGATTTCCGATATGGAAGAAAGCTCAAAAAAAAAAGTGATGGAGAGCCAATCAGTCGAGAAGTTACCAAAGCCCTAATAAGTCATTTCCTACATATAGCATGGCATGATGTTGAAGTAAGACCACTAACGGAATATAGAACTATGCTAGAGCAATCAATGAACTTAGCGAATCTTTTACGAGGTGGTGAATTTTCGTTCATGCCGGCTCAAGAAAAAATAGAAGTCGTTAGTGAAAAATACAGACGATATCAAGAATGGTTAAAGGCTAGAAAACATGGCGAAAAATAAAATAGATGAAGCATATGTAGAGATAAGGGCGGATGGTTCTAAACTCAAATCTGGGATGAAAAAACTAGAGGGAGAAACGAAGAAGAACGCTCAAAAAATGGGCAATTCTTTTAAGAATACTTTCTCTAAAATAGCTCTTGGTGTTGGTGTTTTAATAGCAGTTAGAAAAGCGTTCAATTTTATAACGAGTTCCATCACAGCCACCATTGCGGAGGCTCGTGCATTTGCAAAAATTACTCAGGGTATAAAAAGCACGGGTGCTGCCGCTGGATTTACAGCGAAAGAGCTTGGGAAAATGGCTAGTAAACTACAAGAGGTTACAGGTATCGGGAATGAAGAGATAATGTCTAAAGTTCAAGCACAACTTTTGACATTTACAAACGTTACTGGAGAAGCATTCAAAAGAGCGCAACAAGCTATCCTAGATGTAAATGAAGTTATCAACGATGGTAATATTGGGTCTTTAACAAGTCAAGCAATTCAATTAGGCAAGGCATTAAATGATCCGGTTGCCAATCTCGGTGCATTGGGTCGGGTTGGTATTCAGTTTAATGAAGCGCAAAAGGAAATGATAAAAGGTTTCGCTAAAGCGGG